GTATCGAAAAAATCCATTTACCTACTTATTTAATGAATCATACTATGACGAAATTATCCAGACAAGAAAATCAAGGCATAAGGCTGCCTTTGAGTACATCATTGAGCACTATTCTTCTTGAAGTTAAAGAAAAAAAGGAAGTTCAAATGGCTTTATCTGGCGCTATGTACGGTGTCGCTAACTTATATAGTGACGTTGACATACAAGCGCTCACGGCAACGATGGACGCCTTTTATAGAGAGTTTAAATACGAGCCGCTTTCTGTTTTTGTAGACGTGATAAACGACTATAAGACAGGCAAAGTCAAGGTCTTTGGCCGCATTACGCCTAACCAGATACGCGAGTCTATCATGGATAAGTTAGATAAGATAGCAAGGGAGCGCGAAAATACGCATCTTGATCTTAAAGGGTCTCAAGGGGTTAGGTCAACTTTGACGCTTAGGGAGGCATTGGCTAAGGTAACTACTCAGAAATGATCAATAGCAGAGCGAAGGGCCACGCCTATGAGCTACAGATAGTTAACAGGCTAAAAGAACTAGGCTATGACGCTGTGACTAGCAGATCAGAGAGCAAGAGAATGGATGATTTAGGCGTTGATATTATTTCGACAGACCTAGACTTTCATATACAATGCAAGGCCGTTGAGAAATTAAAGCCTAGTTTGCATGATATATTAGCTCGAATGCCTACAGATAAAGTGCCTGTCGTTTACCATAAGCGAAATAACATGGGGACTATTGTATCACTAAACTTACACGATTTTGAAAGACTTTTACTTATACAAACCCGCAATTGATCCTTTTGAAACCTACGAATTAGCGCGAAAAGAATTCTTAGAAAAGAGGATAAAAAAAGAGAACTATATTACATTTCTAAAACGATTAAAATACTATGAACGTAGAAGAAGCATTACAACTACTAGAGGCTAGGGTAGAGGAAGATATCGAGGAGTTGACCCCCAAAGATCGCCTATTATTTTGGGCTAACTTGCTTGAATTTAAGAAAGCTAAGATCCAAAGAATACCTTTTTTAGTACCAGAAAATGACGCAAAAATAATCATAGAATATGAGGACTATACGATTAAGACACACGCGAGTATTCCAAAGCCTGTGGCAAAGCCAGAAGAGGATTAACGCATTCAGAGGAGGCGCAAGATCAAGCAAGACTCACAGCATTTTGCAAGGTATTTCCATCTGGTTAGCCTCTGGATATTTCGGGGATGAATACGTTCCTAAAGGTACATTCTCAGTTATAAGGGAAACGCTACCCGCCCTTAGGGCCTCAGCATATAAGGAGTTCATTTCTCTATTACAGGATATGGATATTTATTATTACGTCGATCATCGAAAAACGTTGTTAGAATTAGAGTTTGAGAACAGAATAGTTCAGTTTTTTAGTACGGACGACCTAAATTCTGCAAAGCTGAGAGGTAGACAGAACACATTCTTTTATTTGAATGAGGCAAATACTATTCCTTTTGAGGCGTTCAATCAGTTAATAATGAGGTGTGAAAAGTTCTGCATCTTGGATTACAACCCCGCGGGGATAGAGAATTGGTGCAAGACATATATAGAGGATGACCGCCAACATTGGCCAGATCAAGACGTCAAACTTGATGTCAGCACCTACAAAGACAATCCGTATATCCCCAATGAGATGGTCAAGGAAATAGAAGGCCTTGAAAAAACAGACATTGACCTATACAAAGTGTATACCCTCGGGCGGTGGGTACAATCCAGAAACCTAGTCTTTGATAATATACATATTTGTGACTACATCCCAGAAGGTAAAGTGTTTTTTGGCTTGGATTTTGGTTGGAACGATCCAAGTGTTTGCTGCAAGGTCACGAAGGTAGAAGATAGAATTTATATTGAACAGATATTTTTTAGAACTAAAATGCTTTTAAAAGACATAGCCGAGGAGTTACACGCTATCGGCGTTCATAAGGTATACGCTGATAATGAGCCGCGAACTATTAAGGAACTCAGAAATAGAGGCATAAGAATAAAGCCCGCTAAGAAGGGCAAAGACTCAATAAGACAGGGGTTAGGATTTATCAGAACGCATCAGATATTTATACATGAGGAGGCACTAGAAACCATCAAAGAATTTAGGGAATATAAGTATAAACTAGATGAAAACAACAACCCTACAGATGAGCCACTTGGCGGCATAAATGACCATTCGCCTGACGCTGTCAGGTACGCGCTAAGCTATGCTTTAAGGGGGGCAATTACGATAAGATGAAACGATTTAAAATACACCACGAGGATGATATTATCGGCGCTCAGATTCCCGATTCATGGGAAGAACTAACCGTCAAACAATGGGCAGCGCTTAGGCCTAACGTGTCAGACCTTGAATTATTGAGCGTATTATCTGGCATTGATCTAAGCTACCTAGAGAACACAAGAGCAGACCTCAGCCCCGCTATTGAACACGTGTACCAGAGCATTAAAGACATGCCAGAGGATTTGAACCATTTAGCCAGAAAGCCGCTATCTATTTTAGGTCATCAAATCAAATTCCCCAAAGACATCAACTTTGCAAGGTATGGCCAGAAAGCTATGCTTAAAAATGCAATACAAGGCGCTGAAGATATGCGCGAAATAGTGTCCGATGTTATCGCGATATATGCGCAGCCCTCAATAGATGGTAAGTTTGACAGCGCTAAGCTAGAGCCAATAAAAAAGGCTATTGATAATCTTCCTATTATTATGGCATGGCCTTGGGCAGTTTTTTTTTTGAGGAAACTAAGCGCGTTGAAGAGGACTTATCTAGCCGATTGGAGGCAATCCCAATGACAGCAGAACAAACAAAAATGAACAGCTTTTTTGATATGGCGGGATCTAAACGATTAGAGAAATGGGGTGACTTTATGTTTATAGATCAGCTTTGCAAAACTTATCCACAATATACCCACGATAATATATGGGATATGGAACTTATTACAGTGAATAACTTAATTATTTTAAACAGGGAATTGGGGTACGTTAACTCTAAAACTCAAGAAATCCAAAGAAAAACATGAGTATTTCTATAATTGTCGGTCTAGTCGCATTTATATTCGGCTTTTTTTTCTGTATCTTTACAGCAATATTCTTTATAATACTAGCAAAGTATGAACATCATCGCAACAACCCTAAAGAGCATAATAGAGGCACAGGGTTTGACGTACCTTAGAGCAGCAAACCCGAACGACCTTAACGAGTTAGTAGGTAATTACGACCTATCTAATGGCGTCGGCGTTTATGCTAACTTACCAACGGTTAGCAATACAATGTATGCCCAGACCAATAATGTATTAATGGAGTACGGGGTAGAAGTTTACTACTTAAAATTATCCACAGGAACAGACGACACAGCCACACAAATAGACGTAATTTTAGACGCTCTAAAGCCAAAAGTTGACGGCATGATGGACAAACTTAACGCCTCTGGGATAGTCGCTCTAAGCACTTATATAGATGACTACGAACTAGAGGCGATCGAATCAATAAACATTACTAGCGAAGTGCTGTCTGGGTGGAAGCTCAGCTTTTCTATACCTATATTCCGCGACACCTTTGAATGCGCTTGATTTCAATAACGCCTATAGAGAGTTTTTAAACGATGTTAAAGACAATCTAATTGCACAGCTTAAAAGCCAGGGGCGAGATGCTACAGGGTACGCGGCGAATAGCTTGAGAGTAGTAGCAAATCAAAAGCTAGAGGCTGAGCTAAGAGGCCCGAAATACCTTAAATACTTACAAACAGGCGTAGGCGCAAAGCCTAAATCTATAGGTACTAAGTTTATCAACAACTTAATCAGATGGATTACAGCCAAGCCAAGCGTTCAGCCAAACCCAAAGCAGACTATTAAGCAGCTAGCCTTTGTGATTGGCAAAAGCATAGTTAAAAACGGTACTAAAATATACCAAGGAAAACAGAAAGGCATATCTATAAGCCAAGCAATAAAGGAATCAAGGACTAAATTAATGAAGGAGATGGGGCAGAAGATGCGAATAGATTTCACTAATGGTTTAAAAGTAAAGCGGAGATAATGGCACTAACAATAACAAGCGAACCAATTCGAACCATTGACGGGGTAACAAGTAACGCCAACGCGTCACGCTCTCAGATACCTTTTATATTTACAACGACGGAGCAAGCAAATGATAATTTTAAGATAGAAATTATAATAAGAAATGCAGATAATACAGCGAATTTAATCCCAACTACCTTTAAATATAGCCCAAAACCTGACGGCACTTTGTTTTTAGATGTTAGCCAGATACTCACGGAATACCTTGAAAAGAATGGCCTGGTATCTGTGGAGTTTAAAATAAAATACGCCCAGAGTTGGACGGGATTTAGTCCTAATTTTGTTAGTTCAGTAAATAACTATTTTGCTATATATGCACAAAAACAAATATATAGTTCTGGTGGTGCTAACCTTTACAATCATATACTAAGTACTACAGGACTAAACACGGCATTAACAAAGTGGAGTGAGCCGCGAATCTATTCTAATTTTAAAAGGACTATAGGTATTTTATACCCTACAGATGAGGGCGCTATATTGACAATTACATACTTAAACATTAATAAAGGCGTAATTAGTCAGCTATCAAGCGCGGCAATACCTACCACTACAGGGGTTCAAAATCTAGACCTACAAAACTATACTACAGCTATACCAACTAATTGCCATTGGATTAGTGCAGCCTTTACAACTTCTGGCGGTAAAAGTTTAAATACGGTATATTATAAGGTCACAAAAGATTGCTCAAATCCTATATTTATTGAGTACTTAAATAGCTTAGGCGCATACGAGCAGTATATATTCGACATCAAACAAGAAGTCCAGGTATCTAGCAGTACAGGGATAGCCTCCTCGCGGGCTATAAATGAGGATTACGCAAGCGCTAAGGTCACTAATATAAGAGTGGCAAACGATTGGGTACAGCAGCTTATTTGCCAAACCGATCAGTTAAGCAATAATGATTTATTAGCTATAAATGAAATAAAGCGCAGCACGTCAG